ATATAAATCTTGAATTGCGTAGTATGATGATGTTGTTAAATAATAATTTTTAGTATAAAATGAAGATGTAGACCATACTCGAACTGGGTATTCAGGGGTAGCATATACTCTAAATTTATTTATACTATCTGGGTAAAATGTACCTGGGTTTTCATTTAAACTAAGTGTAAATGGTTGAGTATTAATTATAACTATACCTGATGAACCAGTATTAATAATACAATCATTCCATTTAAATTCTAAACATGGAGGATAAATTGTATGAGTATCAATTGAAAAATATTTTATTTTAGGTTGAATATTTTCATTATTAATAAATTCATCTTTTTGTTTAACAATAAATCCGTTATTATTATATGATGCACTATACCAAGCTCTTACTATATTTGTAGTATTTATATTAAGATCTTTATCATCATAAAATCCAAATGTTTGAGATCCACTTAATGATTGAGTAACATACCAAGTACCACCACCTACTGATGTAGATGATGAATAAGATCCTGTAGTACCTGGAATAAAAGTTCCTGTTGTCCATTTACTTCCACTATATTCATTTCTCCAATTCCAACTAGCTCCATTAGTTACTTCAGGTAAATAAGCGAATTTTCCAGTTCCCATATTCCAAGATTGTGAAACAGGATATACTTCAATAGTAGTATTTTGATTTAAACCACTTACATCAGCTATAAAACATCTTAAATTTGATTGCCATTGAGATCCGGATATTTTATTATTAATAACATCTGTGATTTCATCTGAGCTAAATTGGATTAAAAAACGACTTGTTTGAGGAGCAGGTGTTCCTATTGCTCCTACTTCTAAAGATGCTTCTAATATTTCATCTAATCCTGTATTTTTATCAGGATACATTGAATATAATGTAGTATCTTGGGTTGGAAATATTTTATATACAGCCATGGTTTATTTTTATAATGGTACTACTCTTCCTTGAATATCAGCGTTTGGATATTTTACTTCAAAAATCATAGGATCTAATGATGGATAAATTACTCCGTTTTTAGTTGCTCCAGATATATCATAAGCATAATCTGAGTATCCTAAATTTGCTCCTACAAAATTAGATATTTCTATATTTTTAACTGTTTGAACTCCTTCTATTTTATCTAATAGAATATAAATATCTCTTAATATAATTGGTTGATTAATTTGCCAATTATTAATATTAAAATATGTTTGTAAAGCTGTTATACAATTAGTTAATATTTGATTACTATTATAGTTAGGTAAAATTATAATATCAAAATTTACTCCAATATTAATAATAAAACCATCTTTTATATTAACAGCATCATTTATCATTCTATATTGTGAAAGATAAGTTACTAAATTTTGTTTTAATGCTGGTGATGCTTGAGTTAATTTTTTATTAATATTAAAAGTTAAAACATATAAATCTAATATACCCATAGATTCGCCTGATGATATACTTTGTGCTTTAGTCGGTTCGATATATGCTTTAGCTATTTCACCATATTTAGCAGGCATAGCTAATGCTCTTACTAAATAATCATCTTGAGTAACATTTCGTTGTTGTGATGCAAAATTAGCAGATGAATTTTGTCTAATTTCTTCAATTGAATCTCCATCACCTCCACCACTTGCTGCATTTGGATTTGTAACTGCTAATGAATTAAAAATATCATTAGCGGTAGTTGTATTTAAATTAGGATTTAAAAATTGTATAGTTCCATTTAATTTAGTTAATGTATTAGAATTAACATTTGCTCCTACACCACCTCCTGCTAAATATCTAAATGTTAAAGTAGTATTTGATGGAGCAATTCCGTATGTTTTTGTATATAAGAAATTTGAAGGAGAATATGCTGTTGTAAGTTTATCTTGTTCAAATGGTAAACCAATACCTACATTATCTGGATTTGGAATTATAACTTCATCTGAATCTGCTACTGTGCCTGCTCCAAATTGAATTTGCATAGTAGTTAAGTTTCTTAAACGAGTAGTAAATCTATGTTGTACTTTTTTAAGTTTTAATAAATAAGGAGTATCACCTGAGTATTGAGATAGATTAGGATCGTTAGTATTAGTATTTTTAATACTATCATAAATCATTTCTTGACCTAAATAATCTACTTCATACCAAGTATTTCCCTCAGTATCTACACAATCTAATATTCCTATTAAATTATTTGCATTTATTTCTACTGTTGGAAATTTAACTGGTGATCCAAATGAAAATGTTGTTGTATTAATATTAGCAGATATAGCTTTTCTAGTTTTCTTTAATAAAAAAGATTGAGGATTACCTCCTGCTACTTCAAAAATAGTAATAATTGTAGGATCACCTGAGCTAGATACTGTAAAATCTACTGGATCTTGTAATAGGAATGATACATTAGAAACACTAGATACTGTTGAATTTGGAGCAATATATAAAGCATAATCAAAATCAGGAACAAAAGATCCACCTAATGATTTAGCAGGAACTTTTTGATAAATATCTATATCAACTGTAGCTACTCCAGTTACGTTTGGTTTGTAACCAAACATATATGCTAATTCAAATAAATTATTTGATTGACGAGCAAATTGTAAATAATTTTCTTGTACTTGATTATCTAAATAAAATGATAAAACATCACCTACATATGCAGCTATTTCCATAAACATCATACCTGGTGATGCAGGACTAAAGTCATTATAAGTTGTAGGAAAGTATGTTTTAGCATAGTCTATTAAACTAGCTCTATACTCACTAAATCCTTTATTTATATATTTTATATTTTTATTTACAGCCATTATGTAAAGGTTATTTGAACTTGATCTGTTATTCCAGTATTAATTATAGTATAATAAAGTTGTATATTAATTTCATTACTATCAGGATATTGTAAAATTTCTAATTTATCTACTTTAATATTAGAAAAGTAAATATTTATTAATTGTTGGATTGTATCTTCAAGATTATCCATTGTATTAGATGATATTTGTTCAAAAATATATTGTCTTAAATTTGCTCCAAAATTATCATTTAAATATCTTTCAGTTGTATTAGTTAATAAATAATTTAATAAATTATTTTTTATAGCATCTTGAGTAGTATATGTTGAAAAAAATGTAGCCGGGGCATTAAAAGGAATAGCCACTCCAACCGCTGTTCCAGGTTTAGTATCTATAGGAAATATTTTTTTAGCTCCGAATGCCATTATTTATTAATTAAATTCATTATTTGATCTAATCCTAATTGTCCTTCAGGTAAAGAACTACCTTCAGACATTGTATTTACAGGTCCACTTATTTTAAATTCTCCTTCTAATCCTGATTTAGGACCTCTAGCCATATCACCTAAAATATCCATATACGCTTGTTTAGTATTTATTGGATTTTTAGGTACTTGATTTGATGTAAAATTTAAAGTTCTATCATCACTTACCTGATAAGATTCTCTGATAGGTTGTTTATTAGAACGAACTGCTTCAAGTAAAATATCTTTTAATTCATCTTGAATTGCTTCTCTAACTGCGTCTTTGATAAGTTTTTTTAATATGTCAGTTTTCATCTATTATAAATATTTAATTAGTTAGCTTTTAAATTATTTGAGTCAATTAAAAGTTTAATTTCGTTAATTAAAACTTGATTTTCTGTTGAAAATGTAAGTGGTGTTGATAATAATATAATACCCTGAGTATTTTTAGCTATAGCTTTTCTTCTATTTACTGTTGGTGAATATAGTTCTTCAATTATTTCTAATATAAATCCTTTATATGTAGCATTATTAGTATTATCAGCGTTATTTAATGATTCTTCTAATTGTTGTAATTTATCATCTAAAGGTGTTAAATCATTAGGATTTATACCACATCCTGTTAAGTATTTATCTATTGAGGATAATAAATTTTTTAATTTTAATAAAATACTATTAGCATAATCAGCGGCAGAAGTAATAGAAGTAATTTTATTTACATTTGTTGTTATTATAGGTTTTAAATATTCTTCTAAATCTTTTAAATCATTAATAGTAGAAATAACTATACCTGGAGTTCCAGGAGGAGATGGAATTGCTTTAATTGCTACTTGAGCTGCTATACGTGCTGTATTTGCTATTTGTAAAGATTTATTAGTTGTATCTACAATAGGTTGAATAGTATTTGTTACTTTACTTAATGAATTAATTGTTTTAGAAGCAATATTAATTTTATCAAGTAAAGAATTTCTTAATTTTAAAAGATCTTGAAGTTCAGTTTGAATTAAACAAGTACTAGGTAATTCTGCTGCTAATGATCCTATATTTTTAATCGCTGCTTTCTCAGCCATTTGAGTAATAGTAGGAACCATTTGTTGAACTAATTTTTCAACATTTTTAATTATTAATTGCTGAATTCCGTTTTGAGTAGCCATTTTTAAAATGAACCTTTTATTTTTGTTTGAAGTTGTTTAATATTACCATTAACTTGTTTTTTTAATGTTTCAACATTTACTTGAGAAGGAGTTTTATTTACCTTTACTGAGTTTGGTTCGTAGTTTTTTGCTTCTATAAACCATTTAAGCATTTCTATAGGATATGTAAGTTTATCTGCTGTGTAAATATCTGGGTTATATGGAATAAAATATTTAAGTTGTGGATTATTGTCTACTCCATTTTTTATATCTATATAATTTTTATATTTAATTACAAATCTATATTCACCCCATATAGCAGGCATAAATTTATTTTCATCTTCTGAGTTTACATTTTGTTCTATTATATATGGTGGGTATTTCATTTGAAGAGTTTGAGTACCTAACCAACCATCTACTAAAGTTTTAGGATATGTTTTTTTAGTAAATCGTTGAATAGCAAATATATCTTCTCGTGTTAAAGGATTAGTTTTTCCTCTGTAAATACTTGGATTTTTATCGCTGTAAGGATACCAGACTTCCTCGTTAAATCTTTTAATAAGATTATCTGTTTTTGATTTTTTAATAGAACTATTTA